TAACACCTATGACAAGAACATCTTGCGCGTAGTTGTACAAGCTGCACGTGGCGCTGAGACCATCACTGGTTCTGGCAAGTCTGGCACTGTAATCACTAAGGCTAACTTCACCTCTTCTGCCAACATCATCGCTGCTTTGTTTGCGGCTGCTGAAGAAATGGACGGAAAGGACATTCCTGAAGATGACCGTTGTGCTGTTGTATCTCCAGCCATCTACTACAAGCTAGCTCAAGACACTACTGTCATGAACAAAGATTGGGGCGGTGCTGGTGCATATGCAGACGGTAAGGTTCTACGTATTGCTGGTATCACTATCGTTAAGTCTAACCACATCCCAACTGGTGTGCAGACTGCTACTTCTGGTGAGAGCAACACTTACCACGCTGACTTCACTAAGACTAAGGCTGTGGTATTCCACAAGTCTGCTGTCGCTACAGTTAAGTTAATGGACCTAGGCCTTGAGTCTGAGTACGACATCCGTCGTCAAGGAACTCTATTCGTAGCTAAGTATGCTATGGGTCATGGCGTATTGCGTCCAGAAGCTGCTATTGAATTAGCACTTGCATAAGCATTAAGTACGTTTCTAACTTATAGAAACACTCTAGGGGAACTTCGGTTCCCCTTTTTTTCATTTTTAAGGATTCACTACCATGTCTCTAACACCTACAACTGAGCTTGAAGCCGTTAACACCATGCTCAATACCATTGGTGAAGCTCCAGTGAACACCTTGGTCAACATGACTTCAGTCGATGCAATCACTGCACTGTCTGTATTACGTTCTGTTAACCGCAGTGTCCAAGCTGAAGGCTGGTTCTTCAATTCTGAAACCGACTACCCGTTAGTCCCAGACCAGAATAGTAATCTACCACTACCTACGAACATCATGGCCGTTGACTCATCACGCGAGTCCAATGCCTATGAACTAGTTCAACGTGGCGCACGGGCGTATGACCGTAAAAACCATACATACACGTTCACGCAAACAGTGAAATGTGACCTAATTCTACTCCTGTCCTTTGAAGAAATTCCAGAGGCAGCACGTAACTACATCGCTCTCCGAGCAGCACGAATCCTACAAGACCGCTTACTAGGCTCTGACTCTCTACATGGTATGAACCGTGAAGATGAGTACCACGCCTTAACAACGCTACGTCTTATGGAATCTGAGACTGCTGATTATAACATCCTGACAGGTAACGCAGACGTATACCGAATCCTAAAGAGGTAAGACATGGCACTTGTAAGTAGCTCAATACCTAACCTCGCTAACGGGGTATCACAGCAATCCCCTAGCGTTCGCTTGAACTCTCAAGCAGAAGAACAGGTGAATGCATTTAGTTCAATTATCAGTGGTTTACGTAAGAGACCACCTACCCAGTATTTAGCTACTTTGGTGACCGATGCCGTATCCACAGGTAACTACTTTATCCACACCATTAACCGAGATGTCACAGAACGCTACATCGTGGTGGCTGACAATACCTCACTCAGAGTGTTCGGTTTTGATGGAGTTGAATACACAGTCAGCACTCCTCAAGGTTACTCTTACTTGTCTAATGGCAATCCTTTAATTGATTTTAAGTCGGTAACCATTGCTGACTACACCTTTATATTAAACAAAGCAGTAACCACTGTAGTTAACCCAAGTACCTCCACAGCGGCTTGGCCTGAAGCTATAGTCCACTGTAAGCAAGGTAACTACTCCACTGACTACAAGATATATTTGGATGATGTAGAGAAGGCAAGTTATACCACCAGTGATACTGTGAAAGCTGACCTGAAGACGAACAACATCGCTAACCAATTAGCCACCCAGTTAGTGGCCAACAGCGGTTCTGTTTACACAATCACATGGGATGGTTCTGCTGTCCTTATCCAACGCACAGACGGCCAAGACTTCACTCTACGGACTGAAGACTCTTATGGTAACCAAGCACTTATAGGTGCTAAAGGTTCTATCCAACGCTTCTCTGATTTACCTAGACGTGCCTTTGATGGCGTGAAGATGAAGGTAGTTGGTGAAGAGTCTTCTGAAGCTGATAATTACTACGTTGAGTATGAGTCAGGGGACACCGCTCAAGGTATTTGGAAAGAGACCCTTGCTGATGGTGAAGACTCTACGCTAGATAACTCCACAATGCCGTGGAAGTTGACCCGAGAAGCTGACGGTAACTTCACCTTCCAGCCTAATGAATGGGACAGTCGTGCCGTGGGTGACTCATTCTCATCCCCAGACCCTTCCTTTGTAGGGCGTAAGCTGAATGACATCTTCTTCCACCGTAATCGCTTAGGCGTGATTGCAGATGAGAATGTTATCTTCAGTCGTTCTGGTAGTTACTTCTCGTTCTACCCTGAAACTGTAACTACTGTTCTTGATACGGATGCTATTGATGTAGCAGTTAGCCACACTAAGGTATCTATCCTTCGTCACGCTATCCCCTTTAACGAGACATTGCTCTTGTTCTCTGACCAAACCCAGTTCATGTTGAGCGCGGGTGACTCATTGACTCCAGCTACAGTGTCTATTAACCAGACCACTGAATATGAATCTAGCTTACAAGCAGAGCCTGTTGGCGCTGGTGAGTATATTTACTTCGCCACTAACCGTGAAGGTTACACAGGTGTGCGTGAGTTTGCCGTTCAGGCAGATACTTCAAGCAATGTCGCTATTGATGCGACCCTCAATGTCCCTCGTTATATAAAAGGCAAGGCAACATCCCTAGTCTCTAACACTAACGAAGATATGATATTTGTGTTGACTGACGGTGTACACAGTACGCCAACTTGTTATGTCTATAAGTACCTTAGACGCGATGGGCAAGCATTACAGATGTCTTGGTCTAAGTGGGAATTCCCCTTTGCAGACCGTATCTTAAATGTTTCAGTAATTGAGTCCACAGCCTATTGGATAATCCAACGAGGCAGTTCAATTACACTTGAGAAAATGCAGCTACAGGAAGCTCCTAAACTACTCGCCAATGGTGAAATGGTTTATCTGGATGCGATTGCGGCAGGCACTGTACCTCTAGCTAATCAGGTAGCAGTTACTTTAGGTGGTGAGAGCTTCGTGGGTTACCCATACACCATGTCTTACACCTTCTCTACTCAGTACAAGAGAAGCCAAGGCGCAGGCGGTAGTCAAGTTACAGATACTTCTGGACGCTTACAGCTACGCCAGTTCAAGTTGCTATACCAGAACACAGGTAATTTCACTGTGACCACTGATACGCAAGGCTTAATACATACCTATGGCTTCTCAGGGAAACCACTGGGCTTATTAAATTTAGGCGTAGTGGCTCTTGATTCAGGCTCATTTAAATTCCCTCTACTATCTAAAAATGACCGCGTGTCTATCACTGTAAGCAACGACACTCCTTACCCATCTACCTTCCAATCTGCTGAATGGACAGGTTACTACACTACGAAATCTCGGAGAGTTTAATGGTAGCTGTTGTCCGATTAGCAACCATTGATGATTGCAATAAGTTAGGTCCTAGATTGAGGGCCGCTGATAAGCGTGAGCTAAAAGCTTCGTGTGGGTATGGTCCTGTAACGGCCTTGACCCTATCCCTTAAGGCTTCAGACGATGCTTTTGTATTAGCCGATGAGCAGGATTCACCTGTACTCATGTTCGGTGTGGTAAACGCAGGCCAGGATATTGGTGTGCCTTGGATGCTAGGTAGTAATGGTATCTATCAGCACACTAGGCAACTCAAGGCTGAGTGCAAGAAGTGGTTAGAGTTTCTCCATGAGGACTATGGCCTTCTATATAACTATGTCCATGCAGAGAATCCTAAAGCTATCCGATGGCTTCAATGGATGGGCTTCACAATGGTTCAGCTTGTCCCTGACTTTGGGGTAGGTAAACAACCATTCTATGAATTCGTAAAGGTGAAACAAAATGTGTGACCCGATGACTATTGCGACTATGAGTGCTGTTGCAGGGTTTGCTGAGAAGCAGTCTCAAGCTGATGCACAGAACAAAGCAGCGCGCAGTAACTACATGCAGCAAATCACGCAGAAATCCTTAGCAACTATGCAAGAACATACTGCATCTTCCGACAAACTATTCCAAGACACTATCAAAGCACGTGAGGCGCAAGCTGGCTACGAGGCTTCAGTAGAAGGAATGGGTGGTTCTATTGTTGGTCGCCTTATCCGCGACAAGAAAGCAGTGGAAGCACGTAACAAGAACAACATCGATACCAACTTTGAATACAAACTTCAGCAAACTCAATATGAGCTTGAGGGCTTGCGAGTCCAAGCTGATGGTCGTAGCAAGTCTGGTCCTAGTTTACTAGCGACAGGTTTAGAAATTGGTAATGCTTACTATGAAGTAGGCGATGGTCAATATGATTTAGGAACACCATCAACGGTGGGTCCGTAACAATATTTAAGGAATTAAAATGGCGACTAATACTGGCATCGAGGTGACAGCACTACGCCCTGCGGCTTCGGCAGGGGACTTCTACGTCCGACCTGAAGCATACGACCCGAGTGTAGCGAATGGTCTTGCGAGACTATCAGGCACAATGAATAAGAAGCAGAAGGTTGAAGATAAGTTAACTGCTGAGAATCTCCACATTAGTGACTCACTTAACAATGCTAAAGACATACATGACTTCAGTGCTTATGCACATGAGTCTGCTGGTGTTGTAGCTCATCTAAAAGAACTCCGTGGACGTTCTTATGCAAACCGCTGGCGTACAGATACTGAGAATGCTTATAAGGAATTTGCAGCTAACTCAGATGAAGGAGGCGGTGACTATCATGACTTCATGGCTTCTCGTAAAGCTGAATTAGCTGAAGCGTTCAACGGTGACCGTTTCATGATTTCTG